AGTACTTGAAGTGCTTCCCAATCAGCAGACTGTAAAGCAAGTGGATACCAAGATTTACTATTGACTGTTATCTTTACATCCTTTGAATTACAGTACACAGGTACCCTGAATACTCCTGTTTCCAGTTGTTTCTTACCTAGTAAGGATGTACCCACAATAACACCTGTGAACTCACGTATATTGACATCCCTGTAAAGGGCATCAAATGGTCTAGGTGAAACCTCTACTGTAAATGCACCAGTTTTATCGTATGAGATCTCAAAGTTTCTCAGTTGTAATCTACCTGAATTAATTGAGTTGTCATCTTTTTTAACAAATTGTTGTGAGAACTGGTACCTAAAGTCATATGGTACACCTGCATAAACAAATGGAGTACTATTACCTCTTGAGTTAGACAGTTGTGTTCCATTAGCTAACACACCTGCTAACTGGTTTGCTGCTATCTTCTCTCCAGTTTCAACTATGTATTCCACTTCTCTTTCATCAAAGGTTAGAACCTTACCATCATCCCACTTAGCTGATTCGGATATTGATGGTGTTATCTTTATGGTACAGGTTCGTAAATTGAGAGTATGAGTTCCTGATCCTGCATCTGTAATGTTCACCACACTTCCATCTTTTGCTGTTGATAATGTTAGTGTGTTAGCGGCTGGAGTAGTGAGAACATAATAGGTAGTATCTATAGCTAAACCAGCAGGAAGATCACTAGCTGATGTTGTAACTGTCACAGTATCATCATTAACTAATCCATGAGCCACACTTGTGGTGATTAATTCTGTAGATGCATTAGCAGTAAAAGTGCAGATTGGATCAGTTGCAACAGCTTCAGTAGCAACTACTTTATACCTTACACCACTCACTCCTGATGCAGAGAATGTTTGTCCTATTCTTGGAGCGAAGTTACCTGTTGTATTCAAGTTTTTAATTTTTAAATTAGATCCAAATTGGTCATTCCCACTTACTTCTACTGTAGTTAATGTTAGTTTATCATAGTCTGCATCTGAGTATGGTAGTGAGGAAGTACCTGTACTAGACAGCTTAACTCTCCTATCTAACCTAACTCCAATCTGGTCATCTAGTACATCAGTTGCACTATCTACGGACAAGTTTAGTTTCTCCAGATAAACTGGATCGTTAGTTCCATTACCTCGTCTGAATAGGATAAAAGCAATAGAGCCAATAAACTCCACATCAATTATGTCTGCATCAAATTTCCACTTAGACCATGCAGACTGTAACTTTTCCTTATCATTATAGTAGTACTTGTAAACTATTAGTTCCCTTCGGTCAGTATCAGACAGTATCAGTAGTACCTCTTCATTAGAGGACACCGCCATCTTCTTAACTGTACCCTCTATGTACTCTGGTACATGCGCTGTTACTTCATTTGCATCATTTGTTTCAGATGCTACATCAATGAAGTACTCACGTATACCTGAGAATTCCCCACGTTGAAATGGGAAGAAGATTGTTTTACCTGCTGGTACAGGCTTTGTGTCCGTAGAGGTCTCAAAATTCGTTGCAACGTCAACAACTACTGTGGTAGGGGTAAGGAAGGACTCTGAAGTTAGTTTGAACTGCTGGAGATCTGAGAACAATACGAGGTTCTCCTGAAAGGGGATAGCAGATTTAAGTATGGCAACTTGGTTATTACTAACTGCTACATCAATAACTGCTGTATCCAAAACAGACAACACAGTATTATGCCAGAAATTAAAGTACTCTCCTGCCTCAGACAGTATTACGTTCTCATCAGACACAAAGCCTAAACGATTCCTGTGAAAGAATATGTCATTGATTGTGTAGGTTGCATCAGTTGCATCTACAGGTTCAGTAGTAGCGTTACCACCTAGTGTGTAGTTTGCAAATGAAGGAAATGGGTTTGTGTTTAAATCTCCCACTTTACGAGATGACCAATCTACTGTACTAAGAATGTAGTATATTGAATTAGCTGTTCCACCTACTGTACCAAAAGCCTTATAGAGATTAACTGGCATTGTTGCCGCATTAAAACCAGTTCTTGCGTTCTTCCTAATTACTTCTTGACCATAGTCAGTTGTACCACCGGGATACACAGGTCTAATTGTTTCTTTCCATACATTACCTTCCCACTTAACGTAATAGTCATCTTGTCCTGTGGACTTATCTCCAGATATTTTTGCAACAAATCCATCTGCATTAGGAGATGGTAGTCCAGATCCGGGTAGGTACCCAAACTGTGCCACCTCATCACTACCATTAATTGCTCTCATGTATGTGTCACCTTTACCATCTGTAACTTCTACTGTAATAGGATACTTATTGTTACTAATGTGCATGATACTTTCACCTGTAATATATTTAACAGTAAAAGTTCCATTACTACTTGATAAAGAATCTAAAGCAGTTCCAGAAAATACGCCATGATCTATAACAGGTTTAGTACCACCATATACTGTATTAGCGGCACCACTAACATCCTGTGTATAAATATTATTTTCTCCATCATGAGTACCATTTGTACCACTAGTAGCCACTTCTAGTGAACACTTATCAGTTAGAAAGTCTCCTTCCGCAGAGGGAGCAGTATATAAATTGTATGCGATATTAGAAACAATGACCGCAGCTTGGTTATTTAGCGATTCTGAATTTGATTGAGAAGCACTACCACTTCTACTTTTCGTTTTATTATCTGGTGTTTTGAAAGTAGCTGTCTGTGTTTCTAAAGGATTTCCTGTTCTTACCTCCATATCTGGTTCACCAGTAGTAGAATCTACAGCCCATGTTTTAATCTCTATCTTGTAGTCTGCACCAAAGTCTCCTATCTTAAAGTAAATCAAGGATTCATAGTCTCTAGTATTTGCATAATCTGCATCTGCACTAGATTGCTCTACATAAACTGACTTATTTAAAAGGAACGTAAAGTCAGCAATGGTGGTAGCAGAGAGTTTACTAGGTTCAAAAGCATTAGTGGAAGTGAAGTTACCTAAGTAGTTTCTTACATCTGTATTAACAGAAGAGCTAAGTACATCAGATGCAGTTATATTAGTAGACCCTTGATCTGTTGCTTTGATAAATACCTCATTACCCGCAGTACCAGTTGCATAACCTGTGAGATCAATCATCTTAACTGTGGGTTCTGCACTTCCAGTATCAGTTCCTTTCACAATTAAGGCATATGCCTCATCCTCACTTCTTCTAATGGTGTGGATAAACACATCATTACTGTTATTAGAAGTTGCACCAGTATTAGCTATGTGTTCAGTACATGGTCTCTTCTCTAATCCTCTTGCAATGTGAGACAATCCATTCTCTTGTATCTCACCTTGTGTTGGCAACCTAAGTGTTGCTGGTTGCTGTGAGACACCATTGATTAAACTAGGAATTGTTCCTGAAATTAGTGCCATTCTATGTTGTTGTCGTTGCGGTTTGTCTTACCTTACCTGTGTCTCTCTCTATTATCCTGTATACATCATAGTCATCAAAGATGGTGTAGTCTCCTACCTCCGCTTCATACTCAAGTAACTCAGACCATGCCTGTGCTTCATCCTCTTGAAAGAACCTATGTAACTCACCTGATCCCACTACTCTATCGTGAAACACACGAGATGCTCTAGTTGCTATGTATCTTCGTGCGGCCTCTGGTAAGTCATCAAAGTTTAAAACGATTACTCTATCCACCTTTACTGTATCTGTGAATACACTTGTGTTATTCTCTCTGTCATATAGTTTACCACCTCGTTCAACTATATCTTTAGTTGTACCTCTAACTTTAGATGTTGTATCAATCCGTAAAACATTTGATCCTAAATTAATTTCCCCATTTGCATCTGGTGTATATGTAACTTGAAGATCTAAATTGAATACCCACCCTTTAGATTGTACTGCACGTGATATGTTAGAGAGAATTTGTCTAGCAATACTAGCATCTTGGAGTCCTGCTAAGTTATCTAAACTAGAAACTGGCTGTTCTCCAATCGTCACCAACATGGTATTGACTGCCTCTAACTCAGTCATTCTATTTAGACTCATGTTACCTTTCTAATATAGTAAAAAAAAGGGAGCACCCTAGTTAAAGGATACTCCCAAAAAGAATTACCTTGATCCTATAGTCCTTGAATCAAAGCAACCGCAGTTGCAGGTCTCAACACGTTGTGACCCATTGCGTAT